AGAATATAAAGATGGAAAGCCTACTAGACTTCTTTTAAGTCTTAATGCGTGGGGTGCAAGTTCAAAGGCTGATGCCAAGGCAAAAGCTAAAGCAATATCTGCTAGGAATAAAAAATGATGTGTCCAATTGCAACCTATGACATCAAGGTCAACCTGAAGGCTCGTAACTGGGCTTTTAAGAATGTCGCCTATGGTCCCGCTAATCCTGATGAAGAGAATAAAGACTATTGGGAAGCAAGATCAGAAGAGTGGCAGACTCCTGTTGAGGAAGCCAAAGGTATGCGTTGTGGCAATTGCGCGGCATTCATCCAAACCCCAGAGATGCTATCTTGCATCTTAAAAGGAATTGATGAAGAGACTGATGGCTATGCAAAGGATGTTCAGGGCGCGGCTAACCTTGGTTACTGCGAACTGTTTGACTTCAAATGTGCGGGTGCGCGTACTTGTTCAGCATGGTTATCTGGTGGTCCTATCACCAAGAAGATGACCAAGAATCAATCTAATATGTTGATGATGGCTAAGACTGAGTACGACATGGAAGATGAGGAAGAATAAAATGGATGTAATACTTGCATTAATCTCATCCCTTATGGAAGGCTCTGGCGCTGAAGCTGCGGCTGGCCTTGGTGACGTTGCCTCACAAAGCCTTGGAGATACGGCTGTTGGTAAGGGAATAAGTGCCGCTGGCAAAGAAGACGCTACCGCTTCTTCTGTTTTTAATGCGGCTAGATCTGGCATGAATCCTTCAGGTCAAGCTTCCACTCAGATGCAAGCATTGCCACAAGGCGTAGTTGGTATGCAACAACCCACATATACTCAACCCAACTATACATCTGGCATTCCATCTTTGCTTCAAAGTTACGGGGAATCATCTCAAGGACTGCTGCCATTCATTGGCGCTCGATAAGGACTAAAAATGCAACAAGATAACCCAATGTTGATGGCTGAAACCCTACAAGGTGAGATGCAAGATGACGAAGTAATGTCTGAAGATGATCTTCAAGGTGTTATCTCTGCCGAAATTACAGATGCCATCTCATTCATTGATGATGACATTGGCGGTAATCGTGCATTAGCAACTGAATACTACTATGGACTCCCCTTTGGTGATGAAGAGGAAGGCCGCTCACAAGTAGTGTCTATGGATGTACGCGATACAGTCCAAGGCATTCTGCCTAGTTTGATGCGTATCTTCTTTGGTCCAGAGCGTGTGGTTGAGTTTGCCCCCCATGGTCCTGAAGATATCCAGAGAGCGGAGCAAGCAACAGACTATGTTGACTTTATCTTCAAGCGCGATAACCCAGGCTTTAAGATTCTCCACTCCGCATTTAAAGATGCCCTAGTCCGTAAAGTCGGAATTATTAAGTACTGGTGGGATGAGTCTGTTGAAGTTCAAGCCGACTCATTCTCTATGCTTGATGAGCAAAGCATGATGATGTTGACAAGCGATCCAGATATTGAGATCTCTGCCGTTCGTGAATATCCAATGCCTGGTATGGAGCCACAAAATGATGCCCAAGGCATTATGACTCCCCCTCCCATGCTCTACGATGTGGAGATCAAGCGCAGAATTAAATCTGGCAAAGTAAAGATTGAGGCTCTGCCACCTGAAGAGTTCCTGATTGACCGCAGAGCAAAGTCTATTGAGGATGCTACTTTTGTAGGCCACAGGACTATGAAGACAGTCTCTGACCTAGTGGCTATGGGTTATGACTACGATGAAATGGTTGAAGAGGCGGGTAATGGTAACGACTTTGACAACAATCAAGAGTACCAAGCCCGTAATCCTTTTGCCGTTATCAGTACTGCCAATAATGGTGATCCATCAAGCAAGAGTGTTATGTACATTGAAGGCTACTTAAAGGTAGACTTTGATGGCGATGGCATTGCTGAGATGCGTAGGATCTGCACTGTAGGTACAGGACACAAAGTTGTTCGCAATGAGATCGTTTCTGACCGCCAATTTGCTGACTTCTGTCCAGATCCAGAGCCACATACATTCTTTGGTATGTGTCCCGCTGACGTTGTGATGGATATCCAACGTATCAAGTCTAATGTTCAACGTGGCATCCTAGACTCTTTGGCACAAGCGATTCACCCCCGCACTGCCATCGTAGAGGGACAGGCCAACATGGAAGACGTTTTGAACACTGAGGTGGGTGCGGTTATTCGCATGAGAGCGCCTGGCATGGTTCAGCCGTTTACGACTCCTTTTGTTGGTCAAGCCGCATTCCCAATGCTTGACTACTTGGATGACATTAAACAGACCCGTACAGGTATCTCTAAAGCCGCTTCTGGTTTGGATGCAGATGCGCTGCAAAGCACCACAAAGGCCGCAGTCTCTGCCACTGTGAATGCCGCCCATCAGCACATTGAGATGATTGCCCGTATCTTTGCTGAGACAGGGTTGCGTAAGTTGTTTACTGGTATCTTGAAGTTGGTTACAGAAAACCAAGATCAAGCCCGTATGGTGCGTCTGCGTAACGTATTTATTCCAATTGACCCCCGTTCATGGGACTCAAACATGGATGTGATTGTTAACGTGGGTGTGGGTGATGGAACTATGGAAGAGCGTGTTGCCTTGTTGACTCAGGTTGCCGCCCGTCAAGAGCAAATCATTTCTCAACAAGGTCCAAGCAACCCTGTTGTAACAGTACCACAGTACACAAATACTTTGGCAAAAATGTTGCAACTGGCGGGTATCAAGGATTCTCAGAATTACTTTGCCCAATTGCCTGTTGATTGGACACCCCCAGAGTCACCACCTCCAAAGCCAACTCCAGAGGAAACATTGGCTAAAGTTCAGGCTGAATCTATCCAAGCTGACATCCAGAAGAAAGCCGCTGAACTACAGTTGGATCGTGAGAAAGCAATCATGTCTGATGACCGCGAAAGAGATCGTATTGAGCAAGATGGTATTTTGCGTAGATATGAGCTAGAATTGAAATATGGTGTACAAATTCAAAGTGCGGAAATAGATTACGCAATGAATAGAGAACGCGAAATGATTAACCAACAGGTTGCAATGAGTGAACAGATGGATCAGCAAGCCCAGATGGATCAAGCTCAAATGGATCAACAGATGCAAATGAGTCCTCCGATGGGTGAAGATCAGATGATGAATCAGGACCAAATGATGAATCAAGATTTTCCAACTGGTCAACAACCTCAACAGCCTCAACCAATGATGTAAATGGACGATCTAGATATTAACCTCGCAAGAGGAGACAGAGCAAGACTACTTCTTGAAGACGAACTCTTAAATGAGTTAATCAAGAAGATAGAAGATGATTGTTATCGTGAGATACGTAATTCCAAATTAATGGAAGGACCTGTCAGAGAGCAAGCTTATTTGCTTCTCACCACGATAGACATCTTGAGAGCGAAACTCCGCTCTGTCATGGATACAGGCAAGATGGCAGAAGTTGCCCTTGCCAGAAGACGGGGAAGACCCCCGAAAATAGATTGATTGTTAAACTAAGAGGTAAATATGTCCGATAACGCACAAGCAGTCGGTTCGATAACAGTGAATCAAGCAGCGCAAAACTTTGCCACTATGCTAGACGCTCAAGAGGGTGTTGACACTGGTGCAGAGGCGCAACCAGAGGAGGAGCAATCCGAATCTGAGTCTGAGGAAGTGGAATCTGCGGAGACGCAAGATGAAACAGAGGAAGCTTCCGAGGAAGTAGAGAGCGAAGAGGAAGATGGCGAGGAAGAAGCTCCCAAGGATGAGAAGTTTATCGTCAAAGTTGATGGTAAAGAAATCGAAGTCCCGAAGGATGAACTGATCCGTGGTTATCAACGCGAAGCCGACTACACACGGAAAACGCAGAAACTAGCAGAAGAGCGCAAATTAGTCGAGTCTGAGTTTCAGCAAGTACGTGAAGAGCGTTTAACTTATGCTCAGATATTAGGACAATTACAGCAAAAGTTGCAAGAGTTTGAGCCTCCAGAGCCTGATTGGAATCGTTTAGAAGTTGAAGATCCGACTGAATATGCCCGTCAATGGACATCACATCAGCGCAGACAGCAACAACATTACGCAGTACAAGCAGAGCAAGAGCGGCTTAACAAGGTGCAACAAGCTGAACTAGATAAGCTTTTGAAAGAAGCGATAGCTAAAGAAGTTGTAAGTTTGAAGGAGAAAATTCCTGAGTGGAGTTCTCCTGAGAAGGCTAAAGCAGAAGGCATGGCTTTGTTGGATTATGGTCAAAAATTGGGCTTTTCTGAATACGAACTGAGTACGATATCTGACTCTCGTCAATTACTCGCGCTTCACAAAGCGTGGAAGTATGACCAGATGATGAGCAAGCGTCCTGAGTTTCAAGCAAAGATCAAAAAAGCACCCAAGATGGCAAGTCCTGGTTCAGCGGGTAGCGTGAGTTCTAAATCGAGTGAATTAAATAACGCAAAAAAGCGTCTTGCACAAACTGGAAGCGTCAGAGATGCCGCATCCCTTTTCGAAAAATTCATTTAAGGAATTACCATGTCAGCAATAACCAACACGTACACCCGATTTGACGCTAAAGGCGTTCGGGAAGATCTTTCGAATGTTATCTATCAGATCTCTCCAGAAGAGACTCCATTTATGAGCAATGTTGGCCGTGAGAACGTCACCAACACTTTCTTTGAATGGCAAACAGATGACCTCGCTTCTGCCGTTACAACTAACGCTCAGATCGAGGGTGATGACATCACTTCTTTCACTGCCGCAGTTGCTACAGTTCGTTTGGGTAACTACACCCAGATTAGCCGTAAAGACGTAATCATTTCTGGCACTTTGGAATCTGTCGATAAGGCAGGCAGGCGCTCAGAATTGAGCTATCAAATGGCTAAAAAATCTGCGGAAATTAAGCGCGACATGGAGGCCACAATGTTGGCTAACCAAGCCGCTACTGCGGGTTCTACATCTGCCGCTCGTAAGACTGGTGCTTTGTTGGCCTTCTTGAAGACCAATACAAGCGAAGGTTCTGGCGGTGGTGATCCTTCATACACAACCATCCCTGATGCAGCTCGTACTGATGCTACAACTACTAACTTGCGTTCATTCAGCGAAGCATTGCTGAAAGACGTAATTCAGAAGGTGTGGACAGAAGGTGGCGCTCCTTCCATCGTTATGGCTGGTCCTGTTAACAAACAGAACTTGTCTAAGATGGCTGGTATCGGTGCAACACGTTTCAACGTGAATGGACCTAAGCCTTCCACCATCATTGGCGCGGCAGATATTTATGTTTCCGATTTCGGTAACGTGAGCATTGTTGCCAACCGCTTCCAACGTGAGCGTGATGTTTTTGTGCTTGATCCTGAGTACGCATCAGTTGCTTATCTGCGTCCCTTCCAGACAGTTGAACTGGCTAAGACAGGTGATGCCGAGAAGCGTATGCTCTTG